ATTCAGGGGTGAGCAGCGACATAATAAATTCCCCTAATTAGTTAATATTAACCTTTCCAGCTAACCCATTCTGATTTATCAGAGTTTTCAAAAGACACATCCACATTAACAGGCATTGAAAAAGTAATGCCATGATGAGGGTGGGTTATCCATAAAGCTTGTCTAGGGGGTTCAAAGCCAAAATTGTTGCTGTAGGCATATTCACAATACCCTTTTAGCGATCCATTTACAATAAGTCGTTCTAATTGTATTAATTGATGAAAATGACCGATTATGAGAGTGTCATAATCCATATCTATTTGACCATTTCTAGACCGTTTCTTATGGTCACCTCTAATAATAGGCCCTAAAGCTCCAATAACGCCATCTCCGCCACGAAATTGATCGCCATGGGTCAATAGATACTTATGATTATAAATGGCGTATAAAGCGTCAGGGCCATCAGGAATGTGGAATGATACTCGGCTATCAGATTCAAAGTGTTTAGCTAGGAATTGATATGTTAGCCAATCAAAAGAAGTGAAGTTTCTACCCTTATTTCTTATTTTATGGGTATTTCTACCATGATTACCACCTACACAAGGCACAAACACCTTCCCAAAGTGATTTGCAAGGGTTTCTATGCACCAAATAAGGACACCAAATAGGTCTATTACCACAGGCATAATTTCTGCGTCATTGGTAGCCATAAGTTCTTCATGTATATCGCCTGAAACCATATCACCGCCCAAAGCGAATACAATGCCTGGATATTTAGGATTAACCATGTGATTGTTTAATAGATCAATAGCTACTTCAATCATCTTTTTAGCTCGTTTATGGGCTATTTTCATGTTATATGAATTGACGTTATTAACTTGATTAGGGTCTACGTTTTCCCCCCAATGCCAATCGGATGCAAATAATGTAGGAACGCCTGGCGCTGATTTACTTGAACTAGGCTTTAGTAACCAGCTAGGTGGCGATGGCTTCTTTTCTGACATTTTAAGTATTTTAGTCTTAACATAATTCTCACTTAATACGTCACGATTGAAAGCAGCTATTTGAGCTTCTAATGTTCTTATTTTATCTTTTAGAGCTATTTCAGGTGGAATGTCAGTTATGTGTTGTTTTGTATTATCTACTTCAGCTTGCATACCTGCCATTCGTGCTGCTCTTATCCTACCTTGAAAACAAGCTCTTTTAATACCTAATAATTCGGCTGCTTTAGTTTCGCTGCCTGTTTTATTAAATGCTTCAACTGCCTCTTCTAATTGTTGGCGAGTTAATGGCATAGTTGACTCCTAAACAGAAGTTCAAACATAAAAAAAGCACCAAACAATAAACCTAAACCACCTAAAATAATTAAAACTTTTACTACAAAGTCTGTTATTTCTTCCATTGGTTTTCCTTATGTTTAATTTCAATAAATTTGACATTCTTTAGCAAATTTGTTTCGCCGTCAAATATTAATTGTAAATTGCATCCTCTTTGACGTTCTTTATTGTTAGCAGATATAAAACTTGCGTAACCTTTTTTACCACGATAAACATAATAATCTAGGGTAATATCAGGTTGAGGTTCTTTTAATTTTGTTTTTTTTATAACAGATTGAATATCTAATCCATTAAGCTGTTTGGTATATAACTCAATATTGAGCATATTTTGTTTCCTCCATTTTGTAAAAAATCATGTGCGACCATTGAACAGTCTTTTTTAATTTGAACCATGATTGAGGTTTTGAGATTGAATTATCGTGAAAGTTAGTTGCGCCTTTAGAATAATCAGGCTCTAACTTGTGCATGATGCGCCATGCAAGATCAAGGTAGTATGGATCAATCTTTTTTTGTTCAGGTGGTTTTATTTTTCCATACCAAGAAAACTGATAAGGTTTTCTCATTTCATTACACACCTGATTTGGATCAAAGTCAGCACGTCGATAGAGAACATAGCCAACGCCAATTTGAGCCTCACGCGTTTCAGTAGCAGAACTACTTTCCATAAAAATGGTTTGCGCAAGACAAAGTAACGCCTGGTCGATCATAAATGACCCCCCTGTGTTATTGCCAAGTTGTATTATACCATTTTTCAATTATTGCCTAGCTTCCATAAGTTTGACTTCTTCCGCTACTTCATCTAGGAACGCTTTTACTTCTTTTTCCATTTCATCAATAAAAGCATTGTCACGCATCATGCGCTTTAAAAAATGACGTGATCCTTCAGGCATACGACTATCATAGCTAAAGAAGTCACACCATTGAGCTCCTGTGCAGGCCATTTGTGCCATCATTTGAATTTTATACTTCGTTGGTGGTTCATTAGCTTTAATATAAGACCAATGCGTAGCACTATTAGAATTTTTTATTTCCAACAAATTATATGTGCCATCATTGTTTTTAATAATGCCATCAGGTGAGCAACCAAACCATTCAATTGATTTATGTTTGACAAATGGAACTTCCTCTACAAAAGTTTCGGTTAGCAATTCGTATGCTTGACGTGCTTTCGGTTCTTCTTCTGTGCCACGCATCATTGCTTCATTTTTATATGATTCCTCAACAACGCCTGTGACTCGTTGAATAGCCAACTCAATTAAATAATTTTGTCGGCTAGCGCTTGGGCCTGTTTTAGTTTTAGCCATAATATCGGCAACTCGTGATGCAGTAACATGGCCTAATCTTAATTGTAGCCATTCAGGTGTTCCTTGTATAATGTCAGACATTATTTGTTCCCTCCAATTTATATTCAGCTACCACACAAACTTCTTTAAATTTATTTTTAACTTTTTTATTTGTGGTTGTTATGTCGTAACCTTTTTTGCGTAAGTTAAAAATAGTATCGGCTAATCTATATATGCCTAATTGAGTCCATGCTTTTAATGGATCAATCTTGCCATGCTTTTCTAAATACTCGGTTAAGCGTTCTTGTTGGTTCATATTATTCCCCTAGTTCAAGTTTACGATCAGATAAATACTTCTTTAACTTTGCTAATGATGCCTGGTCAAAGTTTGCGTGTTGTTTATATATAGCCATTAATTCCTCAACTGATTCAGCTTTATTAATTTCTTTAATAGCTTCTTCTAATTCATCTTGGGTTGTAGGTTCAGATTGTGGTAAATCCTCACCAGCATATATATAAAGACCAATACCATGTAATGCAATTGCTTTGGCTAAACAACGCTGCATAGCTGTATTAACTGCCATAGCGTCAGGATTCATTACAGCTTTATTCTTGTAATCTAATACAGGAAGTTGAGCTGTCATTGTTTTGCCAAAAGCTGTCACAGAACAAAACACCATTAAAGTATCGCCAAATTGACGTGGCTCTTTATATTCCCATGTAGCTGTTGGATCATTAGTTAATAATTGATCTACTGCCCAGGCCCATGAAAGATACGTTAAATTGCCTTTCTTTTCTGTATGGTCATTAACATTAATCTTTTTTAATTCATTAAAAGTAATCATCTACCACTCCTTAATTGTTTAGCTAATTGAACTGCTTTTTTAAATCTAAATCCTTTGTAATACAAAAATATAACATCCCTAATATAGTTAATCATAGAAAGTCCCCATGTGAATGGCCCATATCATACATTTGGTCAAAAGGGCCTTGATAAACATTGGCTTCATTTAACTTTTTTTCTGTAATACCCATCGCTTCCTCAAAAAAGGCATTACTTATAGACTTGGCAAAAAGATTAACGCTAATCATATCGCCACGTTCATTAGCCCAATATAAAGCACGAATCGTGCCAGCTAGCTGTTCCATGTCCATGTGGGCTAAAACTTCTACTGGGTCAGTATCAATTAAATCTTCTGCATATTCTTGTTGGATAGTCATATTAAGCTCCGAAATGTTTGCAAAGTATTGGATATAAGAAGTAGAGCCATAAAGCTCCATATAGATATACTGCTAGAACCGTAACAATCATGCCTTTTGTTTTCATATTTCCTCCATAAATTTAAAAACTACAGTTGCATTATTAACTATTTGTTATTATGATGTCAACAACTATTTAACAAAAAGTTATAGGAAAAAACATGACAGATAGCGAAATTATTGACTTTTATGGCGGTTCTAAAGCCCTTTGTAAGCGCTTGGGCTGGTCTGGAATTAGCCAGGAAATTAAGGTTTATCAATGGAAAAAGCGAGGTATTCCAGCCAAAATCAAGCTTCAATACCCTGAAATATTCTTAAAACGTAAATTTAAACAATAGAGGATATATGCACTATTTTCAACATAATATAGCGGATTATCGCAAGGATACCATGCACCTATCGCTATTAGAACATGGGGTTTATAGGCAATTGTTAGATCAATATTACTTAAATGAAGCGCCTTTACCATTAGACCAAGACAGGATTTGTAGGCTTATTAATGCTAAAAGTTTAGAAGAAAAAGAGGCTGTATTTTATGTTTTACAGGATTTCTTTATCAAAAATGATGTTGGTTATGTTCATAAAAGATGTGATTTAGTTATTAATGAATATAATAAAAAATCCTTGACAGCTTCAAAATCTGCTAAAATTCGCTGGGAAAATGCGAATGGTATGCGAACGCATAGCGAACCCAATGCTAACCATAAACCAATAACCATTAACCATAAACCAATAACCAATATAAAACCCTTGTCCGATTTTGATCTATTTTGGATGGCATATCCTAAAAAAGTCGGTAAAGAAGCTGCAAGAAAATCTTGGGATAAGATTAAACCTGATTTAAAGACTGTATTAGAAACACTTAAATGGCAAAAACAAAGCGACCAATGGTTTAAGAATAATGGACAATACATACCGAACCCAAGCACATATATTAATCAACATAGATTTTTAGACCAACGCAATGATAATAGGGAGGCATTTTGATAGAACAAGAAAAGATTGGTTTTAAAGACATGATGCACTCTGTCACTACAATTTATTCAAGGCCTGACTTGGATCGTGAAACTTTGCGTATATGGTGGAGCAAACTAGAACGCTATGAATTTATGATAGTATCCAAAGCTTTTGATCGTTATGTCAACTCTAATAAATTTATGCCTACCATATCAGACATATTAGATATTTGTAGGATGCAAGAACCTAAAGAATTTGTAAAAGCATTACCCAGGCATTTTACTGAACAAGAAATACGAAATAACCATGACAGAATGAAAAGAGTTGCTAGCGAAATAGCAAGCAGGCCAACTGCCGATCCTAAAGCATGGGCTAGAAGAATATTAAATGATTCAGAAAAAGGTAGATATAAAAATGACATTGGTATTAAGTTTGCTAAAGAAGCTTTAAGGATTAAATGATTTGTGAATTATGCAATGAAAATCGTGGTCGTTTTAATTTTAATAACGAGTGTTGTTGGGTGCGCTGGCTACGACGTGCTTATAAACCACACGCAAAATCAATGCTTGAACGATACGAAAAGAAACATGGTCGAGCAGAGATGTTAGAGTTAATTAGAAAGGTAAAACATGAAACGATTTAGCGTAATCATTGAAGTTGAATTAGATGACAAAAAATATAATGAAGTTGGATCATGGGGTGTAGAGCCTTCTGATTATGTCAACTCTGTTATAACCGATCATGCCAGGGATAGAGGATTTCTTATGAAAACTTCTGTTACCGAAGTAGAAAAAAGCCTATACAATAGATTAAAGATTGCAGCAGATGACTTTATTGGCAAAGATGCAATAGCCGATATTGAAGAGGCTGCATTAGCTAACGCTAGATGTATTGGCGGAAACTGCGAGGACTAATGTTTAATTATGTAGTGTTTGATGACTTTAATGAAGCGATAAGGAAATTTAGAACAAAGCATGAAGCTTTGTTTTATATTTTAAATAAACCTAATCACATCATTAAACGATTACCCAAGCAGCCTAAAGAAAATGTATTTGATTTAATTAAAGCTGAACCATTATTTTAGGAGGAAATATGGCGCATGAAGCAGGCAAAGGTGATACATACAGATCAGTAGATCAAAAAAAGTTCGATGAGAACTTTGAAAAAATTTTTGGTCAACGCATTAAGAATCAAAAGTTATCTGAAGCTGATATGTATGAATATGAGTTGGATAAATCTACAGGGGAGGTTATTCGTGTTACTAAATAACTTTTATGGAGTGAAGTTGCCTATTACCACAAAAGATATTGAATTCATAGAAAGACGCAACATAAG